CAATTTCATAAGCTGAAAGAATGATTTCTTTTATTCTTTCTTCAGAAACTTTATATTCCACATGGTTATTATAAAGATGAATTGCAAAATCAGTATGTAAGGCTTCATCCTTGCTGATATATGAATTTGCTTGGCAAAGTCCTGGCATCAATCCTCTTGATTTTAACCAAAAGATTGAACAGAATGACCCAGAGAAAAATATACCTTCAACTGCAGCAAATGCAATCAATCTTTCGGCAAAAGAATCTGAATCAATCCATTTAAGTGCCCATTCAGCTTTCTTTTTAACAATAGGAAGTTTTTCAATTGCTTTGAAACATTCGTCTCTTTCATCAATATCTTTAACATAGGTGTCAATAAGCAATGAATACATCAAATTGTGAATGTTCTCCATTGCAATTTGAAACCCATAAAAGAAGCTTGCTTCAGGATATTGAACTTCGTTGATAAAATTATGTGCAATATTTTGATTAACAATGCCATCGCTTGCAGCAAAAAATGATATTACGTTTTTAACAAAAAACTTTTCATTATCATTCAACTTTTCCCAATCCTCAAGGTCTTTTGATAAATCCACTGATTCAGCAATCCAAAAAGCAGCCTGTGCTGTTTTATAATAATCCCATATGTCAGGATGTTTTATTGGATAAATAACATAACGATCCTTGTTCTCAATTAAAATTTTCTCTTTCATGTTTTTGATTTTTGTTTAAATAAATAGAATCTAAATCTGAATAGTGGATTAAAAATATTGTTAAAAAATTTAATCTTCATCAGTAGCTCCAACTAAAATGTCGTTCACTACTTTATCTGTGAGAAATTCCTCTTTTTCCATTTCAATAATTAAGTTTGCATTATCGAAGATGCAATCCTGATATATGATACCAGATCTTCCAAAACGGCTTTTAAGAATAGAAAATGTTGCTTTACACATTGACTGTTGTTCCAACGTTCTTGCAAGAGAAGCTACAAAGTGAGCTACCTTATACTTTCCAAAGTCACCTCCCATTTGTTCACCAGTAAGCAATTTTGTATTTAAAGAAGCTTTGGTTCCTTGGGTAAATGCCCAACATGCAAAACTAAGTTGGTCTTTTCCACATAATTTTTCAAGATCCCTTGCAATTTCTGATTGACCTTCCCATGCAGAACTATAACTTTTCTTAGGTTTGATACAGTCTAAGTAGTCAATAATTACCAAATCAAATTTAATCTTTCTGTATTCACCTGTATCTGGAAAATATACTCCTTGTTCTTGGGCTCTAATATAAAGATTTTTAATATCCTCAACAGTTGTTTCGGTGGAATCCATTGAATGTAATACTAAGCTTCCACCTTTTTCTTTTATTCTTTTGAGCTTATCATCAGTTTCTTTAATAACAACTTTACGATTCTTTTTGTTTGAAGAGAAGTTTATAGGTTTACCAATAAGCTTGGCAACATGCTTCATTTTAATTTGTTCAGAGGTATCTTCAAAAAATATCTGAAGAACATTATAACCATCTGTTGCAGCATTATTACTTACATATGTAGAAAAGGTAGTCTTTCCTGCTCCGCTTGGCGCAATGAACAAAGCAAATTCCCCATAAGCTAATCCACCATTCATATCAGAATCCAAAGCGGATATCTTTGTAGGAATAGGATGTCTTTCTCCTTCTTCTAAATGTCGATAATCCCCAGGAACAAATGCTTCCAAAGGATTTTCATCTACATCAGAAATTATATTTCTCTGAAGAAGTGTCGGTATTTCATTGAATTTTTCATATTTTCCTTGGATGACCATCGCTTTGATTTCATCTAAACAAGAAAATACGTTTTTAGAATTTATAAAGTTTACAACATTATCTTTTACCCATTTAGGTTCCTCTACATGTGCCTTCTGAATATCTTTCAAATATTCAATAAAAAGCTCTCTATCGTACTCATTTTGGGCATTAGCTAAAATCCTTTCTTTGATTGTATCGTAGAAAGGAATCTTGTTATTTACTTTATAATGATTCTTTATTGACACAACAAGCCTTTGTGCCAATGAATTCGTAAAATGCTCCGAAGAAAGTTTATTTATTATCTTGCGACCAAAAGAATCATCTCTTACAACTCCATTTCCTTTAGTTTCTTTGGAACCTACAATTAAATTCAAAACTTTTAATTCATACTCTTCCCCAAAAAAACCTAATCCTATATTTTTATCTTCAAAATGTTTCATAATTTTTTATCCTTGTTAAGATAAATAGATAATGGATTAACATTTGGAAATAAAAAAACGTTCAAAAAAAAGCCCCTTCTTTTTAGAAAGGGGCAAATATTTTTAAATCATTATAGCTTCTTCAATTATCTCTTTTTCTGAGCTGTTGACAGTATAATTATTATTTTTACTCCTTTGGTATAAGAACCTATTTTCATATGAATCCATGTTTATGTATTCTTTGATTAAAGTTCGGATTCCCTTGAAGTAAACATTTTCAGCCTTCATAAGCTCGGATTCAACTTTTCTAATATCTTTCTCGATTGAAGCAGTTTTGATATTATCTCCCATTTTTTCAACTTCCTGGTGAGCGTTTCTCATAACTTGCAGCTTAAATCTCAAATTCATAGCTCTTTCGGAAAATGATGAGAATTCAGAAATATCATAGTATTCAATAGAACCTCTCACATCTTCATTAGGAGAATTAAAGTTAATATTAAAATCTTTCCAAATTACTCCCATTGGAGGAACAAATGAGGTTCCGTTGTAAGAGAAATCGTCTGCACTTATTGAATATCTAAAAATTTCTCTTTCATAATAATTACTTTGAAGAGTTTTTTCGAGACTTCTTAGGGTATCAAATTCTTCTTTTTCAATTTTTCCGTATTGAGCCTTCTCTCTTAATACATCAATTTTGTTATTAAGTTCTTTCAAATCATTAAACATTCCATTATCCCTTCTTACTAAAGAACGTCTGTCAATAATTACGAATGTGTACTTATTATTTTTTTGTTTGAACCAGTTATCAACATTTTGCTTATAAGCAATATATTCTTGTGTCGCATCATTTTCAGTCTTAATACTTCTATTGGCATCAGATATTGAAATCATATCTCCAAGTAATAATGTTCTTTCAGACTTGTTTAGATTATAAAGGTACTGTTCTGTGCCATTTCTCAAAATAAGCCTAAAAATTTCTGAAATTTGCTCACCGAGTTCAATAGATTCCCAAGAGTTTTCAAAAGTGTTGGTGTAATTCAAATGATTCATAACAGAATCATCGCCCTTCAAATGAATTTTTTTGTCTAATAATTTTGATAAATTAAATTCCTCTGGAAATGGGGCATCAAAATCTCTTTCAGAAGAAGTTACTACTTCATTATTATAAAGTAGTCTAAATGTGAACCTGTTCGGTTTCCTTGTGTAATCACGCATTTTTAAAAGTTTTTTTAAAAGGTTTAAAGAAAAAATTAATTGATTTATATTTATCGACTATTGCATCGTGTATTCCAGTTTTTTTCATTTTTGAAATCATTTCAGCTGCATCTTTAGCTTCAATTTTCTCATCAGAAAAATAATTTAAGTTCTTTAGATTTAATATACATTCTTTTGTAACAAATTCAAGATTTGACAAATCAACAATCCTCTTATTTATTTCAAGAATATTGTTTCCTTGCACTCCATCCGTAATGCCATTTAAAATATTTTGGCATGAATTATACATAGACTGATATTTTAAACCTTTTTGTTTCAAATTTTCTTTGATTAACGAAAATTTTTCCTTGTCGTTAGAGATAACATCTGCATTTTTAACAAAGTTCAAACAAATATGTTTAATTTCATCTAAATTTAAAACTTTTTCTTTTAATTCTGGAATAATGTTAAATAAAGTTGTTTCTTTTATACCTTTTACATTTTTTATTTCATCTGATTCATCGCCACAAATCGTTTTCATTATAGCAATATTCTCATAAGGAAACCCAAAAAACTTTCTAAAATTTTTATGATCAATTATCAAATGAACCCTGTCTTTATCTTTTTCATATCTTTCAACTTCCCTGGTTTTACCTTTGAATTTTTTATTCAAATAGTAAACTTCAACATCCTTTGAAATCAATTGAAGCAAATCAAAATCTCCAGTGACAATTGTTATTTTTTCATTTGGAAATTTGTTTTTCACATAATAAGCAATAACATCATCCGCTTCTACAACTTCATCTTCATAAAGAAAGCAAAAATGTTCCAAATAAGATTTCAATGCTTCCTTTTGAGATTTATATTTTTGATTCTTCTCAGTTTCCTCTGCATTCAATTTTTTCTCTTGTCGCTTAAGTTTATACGCAGAATAGATATTTCTTCTTAAGGAGCCACTTTTTTCTCCATCGAAGGTTACTTTGACATGAGAGTATCTGTCAGAATCAACAATAAATCTTAATTTTGATAAAAAGACTAAAATTCCATTGGTATTTCTTTCATATTCTTTTGTATTGATTGTAGCTTCAAAAGAATTTTTGAACAAGGAATTTCCATCGACTAATAAAGTTTTCATTTTTCAAATTGTTTCACGTGGAACATTAAAAATCATCACGACACCAAATAG